ATCATCCTTTTAATGGCACCATCTTTACAGAGGTTGACAAAGAGAAAGATGCTGCTGCAGAACTAGAGGACTTGAATTATGAAGCTGATGCATTGATTGAGGCTCGTCAACTAGGTATTGAGCAAATAGAAACTCTTACGAGAGTAATGTTTGGCAAAGATCCTTCATTGACAACAACATCGGAATTAAGACGAGACATTTTGGTTTTCGCTAAAAGAGAGCCAAAAGAGTTTTTGAACATATTAAACGATCCGGACCTTAAGTTTCAAGCAAAAATCCATTTGTTTTTTGAACAAAAGTTATTAGTTTTGCGTAACGGTGACAAGGAAGTGTGGTTTAACACAGCAACGAATAAAAAGAAGATGCTGTCTGTTCCTTTTGGCGAAGAGCCATATGATACGGTATCGTATTTTCTGAAGAGTGATGAAGGCATTGATGCTCTTAAAATGTTAGAAACAATTTTGACATAGTTTTTTTGGATTTATGGTTAGGAGGGGGCACTTAATTGTGCCCTCTTTTTTTTGTATATTTGTAAAAAAATCGATAAATGATAAATGAAGTAAGAAATTCAGTATTAGCCATACTTAATAAAAATAATTATGGTTATGTGTCTCCGTCTGACTTCAATTTGATGGCGGCTAACGCTCAGATGGAAATTTACGAGTCGTATTTTACCACATACAATAAGACTACAAACGCTGAGAATATGCGCTCTTCAGGCTCTGATTATGCTGATGTAAAGAAACCATTGTCTGAGGTGCTAGAGGGATTTTTAATGAGCGATTTTATTATACCAAAATTTACACCTGCAAGCATTACAACCAATAATTTTTACTACCCATCTATTACTACTGTAGGCAACACTTCGTATATGATTAACAGGGTGATTGCTTATACAAATCAATTGGCTTCAGGTGTAAACGATACGTTGCAGGCATTTTCGCTTATTGATACGACTGCAACATTTATTGCCGATGGGGTGTCTGCAGGAGACATTGTAGTAAATTCAACCACATTCAAGTCGTCTACTGTTATTGCTGTTGTTTCTGAAACAGAATTAAGTCTTAATGATGACATATTTTTAGATGTGGCAACAGACGAAGAATATTATATATACTCGGCATCTAGTTATGCAGAGGCTGAAAAGGTGTCGAATAGCAATATATTGATGCTTTTAAATTCTATTCATACGGCGCCGTCTTTAATATACCCGGCGTACACAAACATAGGAGACCTGATGACTTTATATCCTGCAACAATAAAAGGATATGGTGCTGTAAGAACAGATTACTTTAGGCATCCAAAAGTTCCAAAGTGGACATACCAATCTTTAACCGGTGGTGAGCCTGTGTTTGACCAATCACAATTAGACTACCAAGACTTTGAGCTTCCTCCTGAAGATGCTTTTAAATTGGTTTCAAAAATTCTTCAATATTGTGGTATCATCATACGTGAGGCTGAAGTGGCTCAATTTGGTATGACTCAAGAACAACAAGCGGTAGCTACATTTGGTGTCCAATAATAATAAAAAAAACGAGAAATGGCATATTTATCTCAATATGAATACTACAACAATAATGGCAATCCTCCCGAAGATGTAAATTGGGGTTCGTATCAGTACGTTAGCCTTCAGGATATTGTAAACAATTTCCTCTTGATGTATTCAGGCAACCATTCGTTGGTGAATAACGAGGAGCGATATAAGGTTTTGTTTCATGCTAAGCGTGCAATACAAGAGTTGAACTACGATGCTTTTAAGGAGATAAAGGTATTGGAGCTTACGGTGCCTAGTTCATTGATATACGTCTTGCCGTCTGACTTTGTAAATTGGGTTAGGATCTCATTGTATAAAGATGGGTGGCTTAGACCACTTACAGAAAATATTCAAACGCTATCGTCTAAGGCATATTTGCAAGACAATACAGGAAGGATATTATTTGACCAAGATGGGAAGATACTAGAGCCTCAGTACTCATCTATTGATTACGATAGATTAGCTAAAACAAAAAAGAGCATTTACCTAAACAAGCACAATAAATTTGACGGTCAGTCAGGATGGAATATAGACGGTAATTGGTATTTTGAGTATGGAGTAGGTACTCCATTTGGATTGAATACAGAGACGGCTAATTTTAACCCTACGTTCAATATTGACAAGAAGAGAGGAGTGATAAACTTTGACTCATCAATGTCAGAAGAGCTTTGCATTCTTGAATATATTTCAGATGGCATGGAGGGTGGAGATGCGTCCTTGGTTACGGTGAACAAGTTGTTTGAGCAGTATATTTACGCTGCAATTAAATTTGAGATATTGAACTCTAAGTTTGGGGTTCAGGAATACATTGTCAATCGTGCTAGAAAGGAAAGGAAGGCATTGTTAAATAATGCCAAAATCAGAATCAGCAACATTCATCCCGGAAGACTCTTAATGAACTTAAGAGGAATGGACAAGATACTTAAATAATATGACAAAGATTTCAAGAACGTTTATATCAGGAAGGATGAACAAGTTGGTAGATGAGCGTCTACTTCCTGAAACTGAATATATTGACGGTATGAACATTAGAATGGGTTCTACCGAGAAGTCAGAGATGGGTGTTATAGAGAATACCAAGGGGAATCTTCCTCTTACTTCTTTGAGGTATATAGATGGAACTGAATTAAGTACAAGTGCTAGGTGTATTGGTGCCATTGAGGACAGTGCTAATGAGACTTTGTATTGGTTTGTGCATGACGACAACTTCTCTCTTGGGGCTACAGGTGTACTTGATCTTATTGTTTCTTTCAATATTTTGACGAACATACTAACGTATCACGTTATTAGTATAGATGATGGGAGTGGAGTTAGTAGCACATTGAATTTTAATAGCAAGTACCTGATTACGGGCGTTAATATCATAAACAATTTATTGTTTTTTACAGATGGCTACAATCAGCCTAGGTGTATAAATACAACAAGGAACTATCCAAACCCTGTTTCTTTTATCGATAGTATTTCTGCTGAAGAGCTATTAGTTATAAAGAGACCACCCGTAGAGTCTCCGGTAGTACAGCCGATTGTAACAAGCGGACAGCAAAACTTTATGGACACAAGGTTTATATCTTTTGCCTATAGGTATCGGTACATTGACGGGGAGTATTCTGCTACATCACAGTGGTCTCAAATATCATTTGTGCCAAACCCTTTTAGCTTTAGCCTAAACAGCATGCTGAACGAGGGTATGGTTAACTTCTGCAACACAGCAATTGTGAACTATAATACAGGAAGCTCACTTGTTGTTGGTATTGATTTACTGTTTAAAGAATCTGCAAGTAACATTGTAAAAGTTATAGAGAAGCTTGACAAGGCAGACTTGGGTCTTGCAGACGATACTGTCTATCAGTTCACTTTTAGCAATAGCAAGATATTTACCATTTTGGGAACTAACGAGGTTCTTAGACTTTACGATAACGTTCCAAGGTTAGCAGTGGCGCAGACCATCATGGGCAACAGGCTCATGTATGGCAATTATCAGGAGGGTTATGACCTTATTGACAAGAACGGCAACCCTGTAAAGTTTGAATATACCACAAGTCTTATTTCTGAGACGATTGGGCAGTCTGACGTTGACACGAGCTTTTCTACCGGGTCTTACGATATTGACACACCTGAGAGCATTCCTAACTCTGTGATAAGTATTGACCTAACAGGATTCTCTTTGGTAGCAGGTGCAGCCATTTCTGTTGAGATGAGTATTGCTCACGAATCATTTTCGGGAGACTTACCATTTCCTGCTGAAACCACGGATAATATCTCAATAGACTTTTCGTTCTTCTTGACTCAGAACTACAGCTCTGTATACCAAATGGCAACGAGTCCTGAGTTTCAGTCTGCTGTTGGTACTACTTTGAATATAAAGCCTGTCTACTCGGCTGTACCCGGTACAGAAACGTCTTGTGACGGCATAACGTTTACAGACTTGATAAACTGTGTTCTACCAAACAACCTAGACGCTTTGCAGAAGTTTAGAAGCGGTGTGGATAGCGTTAATACTCCTGTCTCAATCATAACCTCACCGGCAAGCTCTGTTATACAGTTTCAGTTGATTGCAATGAATTATGTTAATAACACTGTTACTCCTACTCAAAATGTTTTCGAGTACTACTCATTCACGTTTGCAAATGCTACGTTCCAAGAGATAGCAAACCCTCAAAGCTTACACAGCAATAGAGGGTATGAGATTGGTATTGTGTACATGGACATGTACAACAGGTCTACAACTGCATTAGTTAGCCCTAATAATACTGAGCATATACCATGTGGATTTTCTCCAAATAAAAATGGTATACGTGTAACAATCCCTTTTACTCAAGTTGCTCCGGCTTGGGCTACTCGTTATAAGTTTGTTATAAAGCCTGACGCTGAGAAGTATGAGATTATTTACAGCAACTTATTCTTTACAGACGAGAATACAAATGAGGTTTGGTTTTACTTAGAAGGAGAAAACGCAAGAAAAGTAGAGATAGGAGATAGGTATATAGTGAAGGCTGATACAAGCGGTCCTCTTCTAAATTGTGCATACGCTACAGTTCTTGACAAGGCTGTGCAGGCTGCCGACTTTATTACTCCAATAGAGGACGTTACGATACCTGCAGGTGTCTACATGAAGATGAATCCAAACAGCTTTTCTGCTGTCGTAGACCCTAACTCAACCGTTGCTCCCGGGGGTAAACAAGCTTGTGCTCCCAAGGGAGGTAATTACAGCTATTTAGCTTACCCAATGAATAAATTCAATACTGTAACAGGGCTGTACGAAGATTATACTGTACCTGCAGGTAGTAGAATAAAACTTTATATCGAGTGGTCTCGTGCAGGAGTAGGTGGGTCTTGTGAACAAAGGGGATATGTTTTAGAGCAAAATTACGTTTCTTCTGCTGATTATGACAATATGTATGATTGGTTTATTGGCGAAAATATAGAAAGTTCTTTGGATAATGGCACATCAACAGATGGAATAACTAGCGTAGAATTTATTCCAACTATTGGTCCTGTAGCCCCTTATTACAACTTTGACATTGTGTATCTAAGGTTTAATAGGAATCTAGCGACACTGCAATTAACGCTAGAAATGTCTACGGGTAAAAGCTGTACAGGGGGTCAACCAAATAGGAGGAAGTATTGTGTGTATGCTGACATAGAGGTGTTTCGTGCTCTTGATACAATAATCTTTGAGACTGAACCGTTAGACGCATCTCCTGACATCTTCTTTGAGAACAACTTATCATTTTCTATTGATGCTGACGGAAACCACTCAGGAAATGTACAAGACCAAGATATTGCAACTAATACACCTGCGATTGTAGATACCATGTTCTTCAATTGCTTTTCTTTTGGTAATGGTGCCGAGAGCTATAAAATAAGAGACTCCTTAATTGGAAGAGAGTTTACCCTTGGTGAAAGAGTTACAGCAGTTTCTGCACAAGACTATAAGAAAGCAAATAGGTTTGCAGATATTACTTACAGTGGGATATACAATGCTGAGTCTAACGTAAACAAGCTGAATGAGTTTAACTTAGGGGTGCTTAACTATAAAACGCTAGAGACTTCTTTTGGTCCTATTTATATATTGGATGGAAGGGAGACTGACGTTCTTGTTTTGCAAGAGGACAAAATATCTTATGTGCTTGAAAGCAAGAATTTGTTGTCATCCTCTGCCGGAGGTGGAGCAATTGCGTCTATTCCTGAAGTGTTGGGCACTCAGATTGCTCGTACTGAAAAGTATGGCATTAGCTTTAATCCTGAGAGCTATGTTCAATGGGGCTTCAATAGATTCTTTACTGATGTAAAGCGTGGTGTAGTCCTTCAGTTGATGGGTGACTCATACTCAAACGACCAACTAAAAATTGTTTCAGACAGTGGGATGAGAACTTGGTTTAGAGATGAGTTTAATGCATCTTTCAGCACTCAGAAGCTTGGAGGATTTGACCCGTACATGAACGAGTATGTCTTGTCAACAAATGACATTACTTTACCTGACGAGTTGAAGTGTGTTGATTGTGGTATCTTGAAAACCTTTACACTTTCAACACTTGAGGGAGAGACAGGAGAGTTTAGTTATTGCGTTGACTTGGGTCCACTTGTTGGAAATTCTTCTGTGTATTGGACTGTAAACAGCATAAGCGTAGATGGTGAGTTTAATGTAGATGTAATTTATGATGGCACCACAATAAGTTCAGGACCTGAAACAACATCAGGCTCATTAACTTTTGAGAAAGATAGTATTTCTGTTCAATCTGCAAGTATAGTAATAACCTATACAGGTGATATGTCATTGACATTTCTTGCAGACTGCTGTAATGCTGAGGAGCTGACAATTATTGAAGTTGTTTTGACTAGCAATTCAGATTTAGGTCAAAGCATACATACGGAGTTCAGATATACAAGCGGTACATTTATTGGTCCACTTCAATCTTCATTGGTTACGTTTGCTACAGGAACGTCTCCAATCGTTTCAAGATACAACTCAATTACGGGGTCTGTGGGTACGGGGTCTTTTCCTCCCGAGGGAAGTACTATGACCTTGCAGACAAACCAAATAGTTCCTGATACGTTTGTGTTCAATCCTTCTAGCGACAAGTTTAAGTATGCAAGGACAAATACATTGTACCCGAACACTACTGTGGGCATAAATAATTTGCTATCGGTAGCAAGTACTGCAACACCAATTACAGGGGTTGCTCCAACTTATAGCGCATCGTTTACGGTTCCTCTTTCAGTTGATGGTAATAAGCTATATTTGATTTGGGACTTCAGAGAAGCCACTTCAGTTGAATTGTGTTATACGCCTGCAGAAACCGTAGACCCACAAAAAGATGTTTGCTGTAATTGCGTTGGAACTTAATTTATAAAAAAAATAGTATGTCAACACCTACATCATGTTACTTAGATGCTCCTAGCCTCGGCTCGGCTACTAAAATATTTACGGATAGCAACCTAACGATATGTGCGGCTGATGGGTTTTACTCTGACGGAGTGATAACAAGGCAGTTGCTTGGATGCGTTTTACTTCCTGAACAACCTTGCCCGTCATGCGCTTTGTCCTGCGAGGGTGGTATTACTTACGACTCAACATCGGGCTTGACAGGAGTTTATCTAGTAAACCTTGACACGGGAAGTACTTTTGCTGATGTTGGAGCGATTATCGTAAAGTTCACAGGAACTACGTTTCCTAGTGGTATAAGTGTTTTGTTTAACGGTAATGTTTATAACAAGTTAAGTTCTGAGACGTTTGGTTATTTAGCAGGAGCACCGGGATTGACTACCTACGTTGGCGATGTTGCTACAGATAGTGGGTTAGTAGCAGGTAGCCCATACACAGCATTGAATGAATATGAGTTTGATGGTGCTACATATGTGCTTACGGGAGATACTCAAAGTTTTACAATTGTTCCAACTCAGTTGGATTTAACTGCAGGTAATCCTGACGATATGTATATGGTTATACCAAAAACATCTCCCACTCCATACGACTTGAACATTTCAATATTTGCGCCCATCGCAGGGGCAGACTTTGGTTTTGCTGCTTATTGTCCTGCAGTGCTGCCTTCGTTTTTATGCGAGCCTGCAACAACGGCTGAGGCTGTTTGTGCCTCAGAGGTTATATCACAGGAGCGGTATACAGCAGTTGTTAATGGAAATCTTACTGAGCACGGGTTGTACGATTGGGTTTTTTATGACAACTGTGGAGAGTTCCCTTTAGACGATGGGTATTATAGGTCATTACAATGCCCTCCGGGATTTGATTATTTTATAGCACAGAATGGAGTTATAATATCTTTTGGGACGTGCGCTTAATATTTTAAAAAATAAAAAATGCCTTACAATAATTACACATTGACGTATAGCGAAGGAGTTGAAGGTTGGGTATCTTTCTACTCTTATTATCCTGACTACATGGTTGGGATGAATAACTACTTTTACACTTTCAAGGGTGGTAACTTGTACAGGCACAATGTAAACGAATTGAGGAATACGTTCTATGACGATTGGTTTATTCGTATTGGCAATCCGTCAGGAGCTTTTACGTCTGCTTCTATTCAGAGCGTTCTTAATCAGTCTGTACTAGAGAACAAGCTATTCAAGACCATTGACATTAGAGGTACTGCTCCTTGGGAAGTGCAGCTAGAGACAGACCTTCAGAACTCAGGCTATATTGAGCTAAATTGGTTTCAGAAGAAAGAGGCGACTTACTTTGCTTTTATAAGAAATAACTCAAACGGTCAGTTACCATTGAGAAGCTTGAACGGAATTGGAAATAGCATTAGCGTTACCGGTAGTGGCACTATCATCAGCTTTAGTATTTCTCCATTGATTTCAGTAGGGGACATTATCAGTATCGGAGACTTCTTGTATTTTCTTTCAGGCACTGCACCTTTACTTGCAGGTACTGTAACAGCTATAAATGTCAACTACCCGGCAGGCATAAACAATATAGTAATAAACAATATAGTGCCTAATGCGGTGCCTATACCAACGCAAACAAACTTTTTCTTGTATATAAAAAATTCGGTAGCTGAGTCCCATGGTGTGCTAGGTCACTACTGTAAGTTCACTATGCAAAACAGCTATGCAAGCAAAATTGAGCTTTTTGCGCTAGGCGGAGATGTAATGAAAAGTTTTCCTTAAATTCAATACCTTTGTATGTATGGGAACATTAAGCGCACGTAAGCTAAATAAATTTGATTACGATGATATTTTGCTAGGATGGTGGAAGGATTGGGAGTGGGAAGCTCCGACCAAAGACTTTCTTCCCGATAACGGGGAGGGTGGTATAATAATATTCGATGGAGAGGTTCCTATTTGTGCAGGTTTTGCGTATCTAACGAACTCAAAGGTAGCTTGGGTTGATTGGATTATATCCGACAAGAATTATAACGAAAAGCCTACACGGAAGGAAGCAATAATAATGTTGATTTCGTCATTAACAAATGTGTGCAAAAAGGTAGATTTTAAATATTGCTATGCTTTAATAAAGAATCAGTCTTTGATTAAAGTGTATGAGGAACTAGGGTATGTGCAGGGTGATAATTATACAACAGAAATGATTAAAGTATTATAATATGGCAGCAATAACAACTGCAGCGATAGGCGCAGGTATATCACTAGCTAGTGCAGCTAAATCCTTCTCTGACGCATCTAAGCAAAAGAAGGCTCAGAAAGAAGCTGAAGCAGCAGGAGCAGCAGCAATGAAAGCAGCTCGCCAAAAGCTTGACAAAAATATGTACGAGTCTCTAGCTGTTAACAAAGAGCCATATGAGATGGCTCAAGAAACAATAATTGCTCAAGGAGCACAGGCTACAGAGGCGGCAAGGGAAAGCGAAAGGGGTGTGGCTGCTACGGCAGGAGCTGTTCAGCAGGCTACAAACGAGGCTACAGCAGGACTTAGGACTCAAATGGGCTCAGATTTAATGGATATTCAAGAAAAAGTAGTCACTGAAGACGCTAATCTACAAAAGTTGCAAGCAAACCTAGACGTAGGGGAAGCGGAAGGTGCAGCACAAGCGGCAGCGGATTTACAGGCAGCCTCAGCAGCATCGTTGTCTCAAGGGTTTGCGAGCGCTACAAGTGCTGCTCAGCAAGGATTAGCTATGACTGAAGGGCTTGGAAAGACTCGCAGTGGAAGGATAACTTCTCAGATAAATAAAAAAGGATTAGGATTGGTGGGTCAAGCAGATTTGCAGAAAAGCGTTGGAGCAATGGGAACGATTAATGGAGTGGACTTTAGTGGTGTTTCAAATATGGCTCCAAATGAATACAACGCATTTATGGTTGGCGTGAAACCAAAAACTTTAAAGGCTCTTCAAAATCAATTACAATTTTCTTCTTTTAAGCCCGGATATACCCCTAAGCCATTTGGTACACAGGCTGCTCTTCCTCCTGTTTTACAATACGGGTATAATATTCCGGGATTGGGAGGGTAATAAAATAAAAAATAAAAAATAATAAATGGCAAAGTCGTATTATAAATATGTAGAAAGAGAGGCGGACAGTTTTGTAAATTGGGCAGACATCGGTAAGAATATGTCTGACATGCTTGCTGAGACCAACCGTGTACGTAAGGAAAAGAAAGATGCTCTCGACAAATCATCTAGAGATTTTCAAAGCTATCTAAACAATAATACTCCTACAGGGCAAGATGAATCTGCTAGAAAAGAGGCGTTGATATTTGCAGACAATGCATCTAAGTTTATGCTGATGCAAGACACGCTTCTTAAAAGTGGAATGATGAAGCTAAAGGACTATACCATTGGCAGGCAGAACATACTTGACGACACAGAAAGACTATTTAACAC